TGACCAAGGTTGAATTTTACGACCGTACGGGCGTTCAGTATTACGTGTATGAAAATGGCAGTCTTGCCGATGACCGAGACCGTGAAAGCACGGCGAATTTCGCCATTAATGATAAGCCGTACAACTGGGATAACGTACCGCTCATCGCCTTTCGCATGAATGAAGAAGAGCAGCCGTTAATTGCCAAAGTGAAGAGCTTGCAGGACGCACTTAATACGATGCTGTCGAATTATGCGGACAATATGCAAGAAGACATCCGCAGTACTATACTCATCATCAAGAACTACGACGGCACCGAGCTTGACAGCTTTCGGGCTAACCTAGCACAGTACGGAGTAATTAAGGTCCGGACAGTCGACGGGGTAGAAGGTGGTGTGGAAGCTCTTCATATTGAGGTGAACGCAAGTAACTACGAGGTCATTATTAAGTTACTCAAAAAGGCAATCATCGAGAATGGCCGAGGGTTCGATAGCAGAGATGATCGCATGAGTAACAACCCGAATCAGATGAACATAACGTCGATGTATTCAGATATTGACCTCGACGCCAACGAAATGGAAATGGGCATTCGTGAAGGGCTCGACCGGATGTTGTGGTTCGTCAATACCTATAGGGGCTTAAGCGGCAAAAAGGCTGTTGAGGATATCGATTTTACGTTCAATCGTGATTTGCCGATGAACGAGGGCGATATTATTACAAATTGCCGCAACTCCGTAGGCGTTATCAGCAATGAAACCATTCTTACTAATCACCCGTGGGTAAAAGATGTGGCCGAGGAAATGAAGCAGTTAGAGGCCGAAAAGGCGACAAACGAACCCGATTATATAGGTGATGGCCATGCCGAGTAATTACTGGGCGAAGCGGTACGAAGACGAATCCGAACGAGCTTTTGGGCTTGGTAAGATGACAAGCCGAAACTTGCGGAAACAGGCCGATATAATCATCAGGCGCATGGAGAAGAACGTAAACGACTGGTATCAGCGATATGCTGATGAGAACGGTATAAGCCTTGCCGATGCTCGTAAAGAGTTAAATGCGAGGGAGTTAAAGGCCTTTAAGATGACGCTTGAAGAATATCGCCGACAGGCCGAGCAAGAGGGGCTATCGGATGAGTATAAGCAAATGTTAAAGCAGGCGTCTATTCGTAAACGTCTTGACCGTGAGCAGGAGTTATATATCAACACGGTTCACGAGCTTGAACGGTGGGCAAAGACTCAAGACACGGACATATCGGATCTACTGAATAAGGTATATGAAAGTACGAATTATCATACTGCATATTTAACGCAGACAATGAAAGGCGAGTATAGCAAATATGGACAAGTAGATCCGAACACTGTACAGCGCATTATTCATTCGCCGTGGGCGCCTGACGGCAAAGACTTCTCCGAACGCATATGGGACAACCGTAAGAAGTTGGCTAAGACAATGCAAAGCGAATTTACACAGGCGATGATAATAGGCCAAGGCACGGCCGACATATCGAAGGCCATTGTAAAAAATATGAATACGTCGTATAGCAACGCCAATAGACTGGTCGAAACGGAGCTCGCACGGGTACATTCGCAAGCGTTTATGGACTGCATGGCCGAACTTGACGTTGACGCTGTGGAGATATTGGCCACACTCGATAGCAAGACAAGCCCTATCTGTCGTCGTATGGACGGTAAGGTCGTACAACGTAAGGACGCAAAACCCGGGGTTACGATACCGCCATTTCACTGTCATTGTC